TTTAATATCCTTTTCTTGTTGTTTTTGTTCTTTTTTTGATAATTTCTTTTTTTGTTCTTGATATTGATTTTTCATATCTTTTTCGATTTTATCAATGTCGTGACCCTCATCTGCTTTATGCCAAAACTCATCAAAAAAATAATTCTCATCTTTTTTGTTTCTTATAACATCAACACCATTTTTCATATTTGGTTTTCTATCTGTTCTTGCTCTTGCTTTTTCTTTTTCTTTCCTTCTTTTTTCTGCTGCTTTTAGAGTTTGTGTTGGTGTAAGTTTTTTTAATTTAAATTTTGGTGGTGTAAATTTAAATTTAGGAACTTTAATTTTAGGGGTTTTGAATATATTTGATTTTTTTGTTGTTTGTTTTTTTTGAATTTGCGTAGAACGACCAGCTTTGATTGCTTTATCTCTTGCATCTTTAGACTGATATGTTACAATTCTACCAGTTTCTTTTGATTTTGCTTTAAAAACTTCAGACATTATCTTCTACCAAATCCCGTTGTTTGACCTTGTGGTTGTTTTGATTTCCATTTCTTATGTTGATTAGCTGTTCTACCTTCGCGAGCCCATTTAGTATTTAACTTCTGTCTTCTTGCTTTTCTATCTTTGGCTCCTCTGTTAGGCATATCTATATCTCCGTTGTAAATAAATATGTGTAACTTATTTTATTACACATCAAATCTTACGATAAAACTAATATCCATTTCTTTATCGTTTTTAATAGGTTTAGCTAATTTTCCAATAGCTATTAAGTCTTGGTGGTCATCAAATAAACCGATAGTAGTTACATAAGGTGAGAACTCTGAACCTGTTACTATGTCTAATAAAGAACCAGTTCCTTTATAACCCTCATCATTGTATGATGAACTCGCTGGCCATGCTGGTCTTAAATTTAAATGTCTTGTTGAGAAACTACCTGACATAAAGTTTGCTGGTAATGGGAAACTACCACTATTTCCAGGTGTTAATGTGACATTTGTGCTTTTTGTAAATTCACCCTTTTCTACGGTACATTGAATTTCTCTTTCGTGAATAGTTTGTGTTCCTTTAAAAGTTACTTCCCAACCATCACTACCACCAGTATTACCCACATCTTTATATGAACCAGTATCTGTAATAACAATTAGTCCGTGACTATACATAACATTACCTACAATACTACCACTTAATTGTGTAGAACCAAGTGATGATTCTGAGGCTTGTGTAAATGATGCTGAATAATTATTGTCGTATAGGTTACCCAATCCATCGTCTTTTAAAGTCAATGTGAATCCTAAACTCTCGTCTGTTATTGTTACTGATTTTGGTTTTATTTTCTCACCATAGAATTTTCTTGGTATGGTGATAATTGATGCTGAATCGTGTAATATTCGTGATGAATAATTGTGTGTAAATCTATTAGGGAAATCTGGGTTTGATGATGATACGATTGCTTTCTTAGGTGATTCTGATTGTTCCCAATGTGATAAATCAACTTCTGAACTATCTACAATATTTAAATCACGATAGAACATATTGTTTATTGTGAAATACATTGGTGATTCATAAAATGTTGCCCAATAAGGATTTTTTCCTACTGATGATGAAAGGGAATTGTATACCCCAAAACTTTGTGAATTTGCTGTTGAATGTTGGAAATTGTGAATACTTCCACTTATTGCACGAATTCCATAAACACCACTCCCACTATCGTTGTTTGAGAATGTAAACTCTTTATGAACTTCAAATGACCTAAGTGATACATCTTCCGGGTTTAAATTTTTGTAGATACCCATTTATGATATCTCCTATTAGAAGTCTAATTTAACTTTAATAAGTGCTTCTCTTGATTTTGATTTTAATACTGGTTGACTTAGTTTTGCTATTGCTAATGGTTCTCCCACTTCATCACCATATAATGCTACAGTCGTAATATAAGTTTTAGGGTCACTTTTAAATGACTCAATTTTTATATCACCAGAACTTGAAACATAAGTTGGATTATTACTATGATTAAATTCACTATTTCTAACTCTACAAAAGTAATGAGTTGAACTTACTACTTCTTCTCTACGAGCTTGGAATAATGAACCAGAACTTAATGCTCCGTAAAATCTTGATAAAGAACTTGAACCAACTGGTAATAGTTCATTAGAACCAGTGTTAAGAGCTAGTAGTGGACCTGAAATTCCAAATGTATCAGCAGAACCTAATATACTTCCACCTAAAGTTCCAAGTTGTGATAATGTTAATGCGTGAGCATTTAAAATAATCAATCCAAAATCTGGATAAAACTTACCATAAGAACCTGTTGATGAACCCATTGAAGCGGCTGCTGTATGAATTGTTGTTGAACCACCTTGTATAGAACCAGTTACAACATTAAATTCTGTTACTCCGTTTGCGTTAATCGGTGCCGTGTTTGTAGAACTATCATCAATTAAACTAACAAAGTGTCCGGCCGCACTTCCAGAGTTACCAAGTTTTATTTCCCAATTTCCTGGGTCAACTTTTTCTCTCATACGACTTCTGTCAATTGATATTGCGAAGATATGTTGCTTTGTTACTTCTACATCACTATTAAATGTAAACAACTCTGTTTCTGGTGGTTGTGTTAAATTTAACATTTGTCCATAAACAACTGCTGTTTCTCTGTTTCCGTCTGTTCCAGGTTTTCCTAATGAACCACTACCACCTTTATGTCCATATAGAATTGAGAATTGTTTTTGTGATGATGCGTCCGATACATCTTTATTAAATACTTGCATATAGTATGCACCATTTGAACCTGATTGAACTGATGATGTGAAAAAGGAAGTCAAAGATGTTGCTCCTTCTGACCAAATTCCTGACGATATAGTAGAACCTACTTCTCTTACTATGTCGTTCTGTTCATCTAATCTACTTTGGTAACTCATTTTTTATCTCCTTAATTTCTTACTAAATCAATTGTTACAGTTTTAGGTTGACCACTTTGTTTACCTACAGCTTTAAGAACAACTTGTCTATCTTGTCCACCAAGAACTGCAGCAGATTTAGCTCTAACACTTACTTCTACTCCCGTAGCACTTGATGTAGATGTTCCACCACCTCCACCACCACTGGCGTATCCTAAACCAAATTCATCATCTTTTGCTGACTGAGCAGCTGTTCTACCACCTACTGTTATAAGAGTTGCATATTGTGTGCTTTCTAATGTCCAATCATACAATTCACTTGGATAACCACTTGTTGTTGCTGTAAATATTCCAACATTTCCAGAATTGATTGTTGTAGCTCCTGTAATTGTTACTACAGCTCCAGTTGTTCCATCTCCAACATCATTCGTTAAAAAGTATTTAACTGCTAATGTTTGGTTTGGAACAGCTTCCAATAGATTCATATTTTCTATTGCAGCTCCATAAAAATTTGAACCATTAGGATGCGTGATATCATACAATCCGTAATCAATCTCGTCATCTGCTAATGCAAATTGTGTAATTTTAAATTTTCCTTCTCCTTGTGCTAATAACTCACGACCTTTTTTAGTTAAGATAGCATCTACTGTTATGGTTGTATTGTCTAAAACTCCCATTATTACTCCTATTTGTGATTAAATTTTGATTTCATTCTGAAACACTTTGGTGTCAATTATAAATATACGAAAACAAAATTTTTGATTAAATTATTTCTTTCTTACTACTTCTAATTTTTTACCCTCACCCACTTGTTTGGATATTACCGCCGTTGGTGATGTTGCACTAACTATAATAGGTAATTCCCCATCGGATGTGGTATCTATTGTATTTTTTACTCCTTCAAATCTACTTCTTCTATATCCACCTAAATAATCTGAAAGTGGTGTGTATTCTGCTTTCTTAAATGATGATGAATACGCGTGTGATAATGAACTTGATAGTGGAGCATATTTTACTGGAATAGAATTTGTTCCCGCTTCTCCAACTGCGGCTGAACTTGTATAAAATACTTCTCTTATTTCACTTCTCTCACTTTCTACTGATGATGATATAAATGGTGAAAGAGCTTCTGTAAATAATACATCTTGTAATTTTATTCCCTCTGTCATTGAACCAGTTACTAAACTTCTAATAAACGAATCTTTATATCTGTTATCATTTAATGATGAAGATAGTGAACCACTACTTATTAAATATAATGAAGGTTCGTGGAAGAAACTTTCAGATACTACTCCAAAGTAATCGTCTCTTGACGAAGTTATTGATATCACTGGTCTTCTAAATGATTGTGTTGCTTCTAATATACCAACATTTATTTCACCCTCTAATACTAAACTCTCTACACTTGGTGATTTACTAATTACTTCTTTTGGTCTTTCTAAAATGTTTGGTTCTACCAATAAACCAAAATTAAATTTAGTTCTTGCTGGTATTACCTTTTTAATTTGTTCATATATAGCTTGGTCATAGTATTTTACCAATCTCATATATTCCCAAAAGTTATTTGTTCCTGTATATTTTTGGAAGTATGATTCTGCTAATTTGTTTAACCCTCTATAAAAATATTCTTGTTCATCTCTTGGGTCTCCAATCTCTTGGTCAAAATCTAAATCAGCTAATGACTCAATGATATCTCTATTTACAACATCTGTTGGTGAAAAGAATACTCCAAGTTTATTTGAGTCTAATGGTGATGTATCATAAGAACTTTCCTCTGTTCTATAATCAACTGATAATTCAGAACCACTTGGTATCCAACTTCTTTCTATACGAACTTTTGAATTACTTAATCCATACCCAACATTTGGCGTTAGTGCTTTTTCTTCTTGTTCAATATTACTAAATGTGTTTGCTGTAAATCCTATTGCACTACCAGATTGGAATACATCGGCTGTAAACGCTTGGTCTGGTGATATATTATTTAATCCAGTTGATGTTGATAAATCTTTGTTATCATCCAATCGTAATCTAAATATCAAATCCGTGTATGATGCTGATGTGTGGTTACCATTAATTGCTTTTGGAGCGGTTGTGTGGTTATTAAAGGCTGATTCTGTAAGTGGAGCGTTCCAAAGTCTTAACTCTTGTAATGAACCTGTAAATTCTACACCCATATCTCCAAATGAACCAGTTGAACCCCAATAGAAATTACCACTTGATGTCCATTGTCCATTTATATGAGCTGAAGCTGATGCATCACCTGTAGTTGAACCACTTAATGTCATTGATGTTGCTGAATCGTAAAGTATTTTACTTCTACCAGATTCATATTGTTTTAAATATAAATTATACTTTATACTTGATGTTGTATCAAATTCTGCTGTTACTTCTGGGTCATACCCACTACTTAATTCTCTTGTAACACCAACTGACCAAAACTCATTATTGAATACTGGGAATAAAGAAGAAGTTACACTCTCTGATACGGAACCTGTTAATGGAAGGGAACTACTTATGACAAATTCTACTTTACCTTTATTATCAGTTGTTGAACCTTCATCTAACAATCTTATTGCAAAATCACCATCTTTGGCTAATAAAACTTGATTAGAACTTGATGCCGCTTTAAATCTAAATTGAATACTATCTGGTGCTCGTAAACTTTTTCTTGAACTTGTCCACCAATTATTTAAAACATATTGACTTCCTTTGAAATCTAATGCTTTGGTAAATCTCTGTTGTATATCAAAGTTTGGTTGATATTCTTTTACATCTGGTCCACCATATTCTTTAATCTTTAATATCGTTGGTGGAATACCATATGCATTAACAAGAGCTTGAATTGATTCTTTTGTTCCTTTTCTTTTTAGGATATAAGGCATACTTGATAAAACTCTACCCCATATTTCTCTTTCGATATCTTTTTCTGGTTCTGTTGAATAAACTTCATAGTTTGATGAAGTTGCTGAACCACTTAATTGATATCCTTTTACATATCTGTGTAAATCTAATAATTCTTTACCTGATGGTTGTTTCCAACCAAACGCATTAGAAACTGCCCATACTAAGTCTTTTGATAATCCTTTTGTTAAATCTTCTCGTCTATCATAAATATCCTCAAACGCTTTAATGTAAATTAAAATATTATCATAATAATGTCCTGTCATATCTAAGAAATCTAAAAATGGTTGATTCTTTGAATCTCTTTTAATATGTTCAGGAACTAAGTTTACTAAACGATTTGGATTATTACTATCATATATTGAAGCTGATTCAATATTGGTATTATACCAAGTGGTTGCAGCTGAAGCTGTAATACTTAATGGATTATGTGGTTTTGATGAATTTTCTTTTGGCCAAGATGTATCAAATTCCAATCCAAATGAACTTGTGTTCGCTGATGAACTTTGGTAATATAAATATTTTTCATAATGGTCAAAGTTATTAGTGATACCATTTTTTAATTCTTCATTCTTTACAATTTCAGAATCATATACCGAAGAAGTTGAAGCAGCTTTTACGGCTAACGAACCACTCTCACCCGAGTAGTATTCGTATCGTTCTAATTTTGTTCTGAAATTTTCTATTCTTTTTTCTACTGAACCAAATGTTGAGTAATTACCATAATCATTATAATCAACATTAATATCTGCTTGATTACTACCACTTAGAATTTCATTAAATAACGAACTCGATAAAAATGTATCATTTGTATATAAATCATCTAAACTTTTTTCTTGTGTTTTAGCATTATTAATAAAATCTTTTGATTGTTTAGTTGGTTGTCTTAAAATTGGGTCACCCAATTCTGCATCATTGAAAGGATATAATCTAATTGTTTCTCGTATTGGTTCTGCTATTTCTTGAACAATAGAAACATTTTGTTTTATTTGAACATCATTCGGAATATTATTATATGTTTTTAAAACAACCGAATAAGGTTCTATTTTTATTGTTTCTGCATCAACTTGTGAATTTACAATAACTGATTTTTGATTATTACCAAAATCAATTAAAGTATCTAAATTTTTATAATCTGCTTTATTTTGTTTTATTGCCCAATTTAAACTTTGTTCATATGTTTTAGGTGAAAGTTCTAAATCTAAATCATCTGATAATGCTTTTTTAGTTTCAATTATGTTACCATCAACTTTAGTAATAATAGAACGAAATTTTGTGTAAACTTTGTTTGGGATATCTGTTGATACTTCTCCTTGTGAACCACCTCCTGCGGTATCCACAATACTATCATCAATTACTTTCCAAGTTCCTGGAATTTTGTAAATTTGTTCTGAAGTCTCATCAAACTCTTCTTCTATAACATATATCCAAGCTTCAACATTCCAATTACCTGTTTTGTTTCTGTAATCTATTTCTAATTTTGAATTTTTACTTCTTGGTTGTGGACGCAGTGGTGTTCCATTATACATCAACAAATACTGATATCCAGTTATTGTAGCTGCAGTTGGGTCATCTGTGGTAACAACTTCGATAATACCTTTACTTGTAGTGTCGGTAATACTAAATACTTGATTTCCATCAGAAAGTGAAAAATTAGGGCCGTATTTTAATTTAAATTTCATTAGTAATTAAATCCTTGTCTTATAAATTCTTCTGCTGGTTCACTTTCTTCATTTGATATCTTGTAATCTGGTATAACTGCAAATAAGTTTGGTCTGTATATTTTAAGTCCTCTTCGTGTTCCATTTACATCAAATTCCAAGTTAAATTCTGCACTATATAGTCCACCGAATCTTTTGTGGTCAGTTGGTATTGGTATTGTTCCTTTTGTTTCATTACCATAATATTTTGGATTGAATGTTGATTCAAATTCGTTTCCAGAAACTAAATCTATACCTTTTATTTTAATTGTTAACTCTGGTGATAATTTTTGTATTTTATCTAAATCAGAAATTGTTGTTGCAATTATGAAAGGGAAACCAAAAGTTTTTGATGTTTTATATCCCATAATATATGCTCCACCTAAGAAAGGCCTTCCAGAAGATAAATTTCCCAAATTTGATTTAAGTTCTGTAGCTATATTAGATAATTTTTTTGAAGCACTACTCTTTGCATCCTTCCCATCGTCTATTGCTAAATCGTTGAAACAATAGTTTCTAAAATCATCTTCGGTTGACAAATTATCTTTATCTCCAAAATTGATTCTACTATTTCCGGCTTTATAAGCACCATATAAAAATTGTTTTGTCTGTGTTGTTGGTAATAAAGTAGCGAGAGTCCTGTTAGTTTGTTGGTTTGTTACCCATTCTGATACAGCACTTGATTGTAAAAATATAGCAAACCCATCATTTTCCGCACCAAATTCTGTTAAGTCCATTATTTCATATGCATCATTAATAATAAGTTCACTACCAATTAAACTTTTGTCTAATGTAATATTACTATTATTGTTTAATACAAACTCAGTAGAAGGTGGTTTTAATGATGGATTATCAAAATTTAAAACATCTTGTCCTATGTCTTTTGGATAAATTGTAGCTTGTTTTTCTGCTAAACTTTTAAATTCTTGTTTATATCTGTCATTTTTAATTGGTAAAGTTGCTAGTCTAACTTCTTTTTTATCAGACGATATATCTTCAATATAATATTTATAATCTAATTCCGTTAATTCTCTTGTAGTTCCTTTTTTAACAATACGACCATCAATTAAAACATCATATTCACCAGTATAAATTTCTTTGTTACTATCAACTAAAACTGTTTGATTACTTCCTGCTATTTCTCTTAAGAAATTAAATTCTATATTATAATCACCCGAAAAATATCCATTTCGTCTTAATATAATTCCAGGATTAATATTAAATTCACCTTCAGTATCTATATATTCTTTTACTTCACCAACTCTTATAGATTCTAAAAAGTTTCCATTGGTATTGAAAATATTCATTTCTATATAGTCTCTTGACGATTCTCCAAATACAGGATTTTCTACCCTTTTCTTTTTACCACTAAAAAGAATATCAAAATCTTTATCAGATATTTGTGATTTGTATTTTTTGTCTAAAAAATGTGTCATTTATTACCTTACATTATAACCCATTGGAACACCCAATGGAATTAAGTCTAATTCTTTCTTTTCAATTAAAATTATTTCGTGTTCAATATATGATGATAGTAAAGTTCCTATATAAGAATTAAAAATATTAAAATTTGGAAATTGTCTTCTACGATTATTTTCCATATAATAAACTTGTAAATAATTATCTACCATTTCTTCTTCTGTGTTTATTTCTGGATTATTCCACCCATTTGGTGCTATTATATCACCATCTACTAATTCTATTGTGTATCCATTTGTTCTAATTTTTGGAACTTTTCTTGATGGTGTTAGAAGTATAGGTGTTGTAATAGTTCCGTCTGAATCTGGTTCATCATTTAATTTTGGTTCTAATAAATTTTCTTGTGGTGAATTAGTTAATTTTATCAAAGGTAAACTTGTTTTTGTAGGAATAAGTTTATTTATTGTTGTATCAACAGTAATGTCAAATTTTTGTCCTTTAACATAAGTTGGATATTGATTTGTTTTTTTAATTCTTTGGTCTGGTGTATCTAATCCTGCTCGTCTAAATGGTTCTTTCAATCTTACTTCATCATCAATATTTTCAAAACTTAAAAGAACACCATTTTCATCAACCATATGTTGTCTTTCATTTTCTTCTTGTTCATCTTGAGATTCTTTTAAATAAGTAAGATATTCATTTTGTCTTGCTTCAATTCTATCTTGATACCATTGATATGTTTCTAATTCTTGTCGTGTGTAAGGCACTTTTTTACCTCGTTACTTTAAATATGTGGTCTTCATCTAAGATGTGTTCTACTCTTGTATTCCCACTACCACTTACAACTTTGTAAAGAAAACGATAGTGTCTTTCTGGTTGAAAAGCATTTAAATCTAATCTGAAATAATTACCTGCTCCATCACAACTTAGATAAGAACCAGTTGAAAATGGTATAATTTCATCTTCACTCAAAGCATCTCTAACTGAATATTGACTTTGACTTGGAATAAATTTTACATTTAAATTTTGAGAACTTGTTGAATAAGTTCTTGTTGGAAATCTTTCACGACCATATACTCTAAATTTAATTTTTGATTTTTCTTTATATTCCTCTCTTAAACCTTTCATATAAATAGTAACCTCATCTACATCATCTGCATCTAAAGTTGATAATGAACCGGTATTAAATATTGAATCATCGTATTCTACTTCCAACTTTGGTGGATATATTGTGTGTGTATCTCTTGAGAAGAATGCGAAATTTCCAAGTCTATCTGTGCTTCCCTCGTCTAATGAAGATGAAGTATTACCAATACTACCTGAACGCTTTACTATAAATCCTTCATTAGCTATTGAACTACTTAACCATTGTTTCATAATATCAGTAACATCCATTCTCATATCTATTGTTTCGTGATTGAATGACTGAGATGCTTCATATTGGTTAAACCAAGTTCCACCTGTATTGTTTGAACCACTTACCCATTGAGTTCCTGTGGTTTCTCCGTCACGATATCTCCAAGAACAACCTTCGGTAGTTGCGGGACTATCAAAAAATCTTCCATCACCTTGAACCCAAGATTGACTTACTGGATAAGCAAATAATGATTGACTTGTTGTTAATTCTGTTGACCTTGCGTCATATAAATTTAAATAGTATCTTGCGTTTTCAGGAATAGTTCCTGCTACAATTGATTCAGATATATTAGTTATATCAAACTTAATTAAAGTTCGTGATACATTTACTACTGAACCATCAGTATTCATATCTTTACGAACTTCTAATATTTCATCTAATCCAGTATTTCTACTTTGTGTAGCACTACCTTCATAAAGTGTTGCGTCTTTTTCTGCAAATGTAAAGAAATGCATTATTGATTCCCTCCTGTATTAGTTCCCTCTACTGAACCTATGATATCTCTTCCAGGATATTTTAATTCAAAAATACTTGGGTCAAGTGAAGGATAAACTATACTGTTTTCTGTAGCTCCAGCTGTATCGAAAGCATTACCACTATATCCCTCAGATACTTTATATGTGTTATCATTATTAATTGTAATATTTGTTACTGATGCTACACCTTCTACTTGTGCAATTTCATATGACAAATCACCTAACATAATTGGTTGATTTATTTGCCATCTATCGATATCAAAATATTCTTCAATTCTGTTTGAAGCTTTTAATAAAACTTCGTCTTGATTGTAATTTGGTTGTGTTAATATCTTATAATTTATACCAAAATTAATAACATATGCATTTTTAATATTTACTGCATCTGTTATTGTTCTAAATCTTGATAGGTAAATTTTTAAATTTTCTTTTACTGCATCATTTACAACTGAAAGTTGTTTATTAGAATTATATCCAAGAACATATAAGTTTAGTGCTAATGGATTAGGTATTCTATTTGATAACTCTGAAATTGGTTTTCCAATATCTTCTTCGGTAATTGTATATGAACTTTGTGGTGTTCCACTTAGTTGGTCGTCTTGAACCATATAAGCTTTTGAAATGTTTCCATATTTGTCTGGTAATGCATATGTTCTAACTATATAATCTTCTTTAGTAACTGCTCTACCTTGTGCTTGGAAATATGCTTTAATGTTTTCTCTCAACTCTTCAACACTTTCTGCTCCCATACCACCACTTGATGCTTCAGGGTTTGTAAATGCTACTGATTGTTTTACAGTATCTAATGTTGTTGCTGATAAACTTGTGGAATCTATAACATAATTAATTCCTTGAATTTTTGTAATGTCCTCCGATGGAACATTATCATTTATACCACCACCATATGAATACTTTATAGTTAATGTAGTATTTGATGGTGCTTGTCCATATGTTTTTGTTTTTAAGAAATTAACTGGGTCAAATGTTTCCAATATCTTTGAAGGACTATCTGGTAAGTTAGAACCAATTGAATCGGGATTTGGAATGATTTCTTCGTCTGCATTATCACTAACTCCAGCTCCAAATCTTAATTCTGTTTTTGCATCAGCTCTTTTGAATGATGTAAATCTTTTTGCTACTCTCTTTAGTTTTAATAAATAAGGAGCATCACTTGCGTATGTTGAAAGTGATGGGTCGTTGTCTGAAGTATTTTCAACCTCATCAAATACCGTATCTTGTGCTAATGAATCAACTTCATACCATTTATTATTATCTGAATCAACACAACTTATTATCTCTACAATATTTTCATTTGATAATTTAATACTTGAGTATTTTTTTGCTGAACCAAAGGTGAATTCTTCTTCCGTAACAACTCCACTTTCAGCTTTAACTTGTTTTTTTAATAAATAAAATGTTGGTGAATCATTACTATCTCTTTCAAAGATTGATGTTATTCTTGGTGAGCGTGTTGTATTGTATTTGAAATTACAATCTTGTATTGTTCTAAATGTTGTTCCATTAGAAGACTCAATTCTTGCTCCTACTGGTATATTTAATGCGTAATCATAATCTGGTTCTATACTTGATGCTGTTCCTTTTGCTGGAACTAATTGAAAAACATCTAAAGTTACATTAGAAGGAGCTGATAATCTTGGTTTATATCCAAATGTTTGTGCCATTGAATAAAGTGTTCTTAATTCTTCTGAATATCCTAGTAAAGATTCTTTAAATTGTGAATCTACATAATATGACATTACATCACCGACATAAGCTGCCATTTCAATAAACATCATACCCGGTGAAGACTCATTAAAGTCTTTGTGTGTGTTTGGGTAATATTGCTTAGAAAACTCTATTAGATTATTTCTAATCTGAGAGAAGTCTTTGTTTAAATATCTTATTTCTTTTTCTATTGTTGGCATTTATTCACTCCTAATATATAGAACTTGCTCCACTTGTTGTTCCTGTTGTATTGTCAAAATTTAAGGTAATAGACTCGAATCTATTTGGTTCGTAATTTAGAGAAAAATCTAAATCAACTTTTGTTTGATTTGGATTTGTTTCATCTTCTGTCACATCTACACTTGATATTACTATGTATGGTAACCAAGTAGACATTGCTTCTTCAATAGCCTCTTTAATTCTATCTGTTAAGTCTTCTGTGTATTGTTCAAATAACAAGTCTCTTAAATCAGAACCAAACTCTGGTTGCATTACTCTTTCACCTTTTGATGTTAGTAACAAATTTTTTATGTTATATCCAGCTTGTTCTAATGTAGTTTCTGTTTGTCCGAATAATCCAGCTCTGTCTCGTGTAAAAGGCAGTTTTAAACCAATACGAATATCTGGATTTAAATCATTTTCTCTTGCACTTGACATTACTTACCTTTCTTTTTTTTATCAATAGCTTTTATTAAATCGGTGTAGTCTCTTGTTAGAGCGTTCTTTAAGTGCTCTGGAGCTGCTTCTGGATTCATACCCGCACTTTGTAAAGTGCTTGCGGCCGCTACTTCTCGTTTAACTTCTTTATTCCCTAAACCACCGCCGTATCCTAACATCTCGGT